TGTTTTCAATGGTTGGAAAGAATACTATGATGAGTTTGTAGATTACTGTTTAGTAGATACTACACTACTCCGTGACTGTGATGAGAAACTTAATTGCATTTCATATCACATAGCCATGCAACAATTAGCCGGAGTATCATTCGGTAGTACACATAAAGTCACACGATACTTTAGAGGGCTTATGGGAAGGCGTACAGATTTGAAAGCACCTTCCTCCTACATGGAACAAAGACCCGAACTACAGGCCGCATGGGTTATGCCTCCTGTAGCGGGTAGGCACGAAGGAGTGGCATTGGTAGACTTTGCTTCTCTATATCCTAATATCATACTCTCCGCTAATTTATGTTATACGACATTGGTAGATTCGGGAGGCGAGAATATTTTAACAATTAAAGTACCGCCTAAATACGACAGTAAGACGGGTACTGCGATTCCGGGTACAGGTGGTACATTCCATTGGCGACAAGACAGGATGGGCTTGTTGCCTTCTGTAGTCAAAGATATGCTAGACTTGAGGAAGAAGTACAAGTCGCTCATGTACGAGGCTGATGACGCTGATACTAAACTTGGGTATAACATGCTACAGATGGCGGTTAAGGTTGCGGTCAATGCAATTTACGGCATGACGGGAAGTAAGGCAGTAGCAGGTCAATGGGGTAGTTATCCTATCGCTCAATGTATTACTCACTTAGGTAGAGAGTCTATTACCATGCTTACGGAGAAGAGTGCTGAAAAGGGATTTATACCATTAGCAGGTCATACTGATTCAGCATACATCAAAGTTCCATTCGATAAAGCAGAAGAGATTGCTAAGTATCTAACTGACATAGCGCAAACCGAAATGAATTTGAAACATCTTGATGTAGAACTTGAGGCTTACTTCGACTATTGGCTTACTGCTTCCGTAAAGAATAGAAACTTCGGAGTTAAAGTATGGCCGGAAGAAGAAGCGGGTCAATTAAAAGTGACGGGTTTCTCAATCAAAGCATCGAGTTCTTCACCTATATGTAGAAAAGTTCTTGGGTTAGCATTCAATGTTATCGCTACAGGTAAAGGTGAAAATGATGTATGGGAAATTGTAAGACCGATAGTAAAATCAGTTTACAATGGTGATGTATCTATCGAAGATGTAAGCGCATATGGGCGTTTGTCTAAGCACTTACATGAATACAAACCAAGTCATACTCCTATGACCGCTAAGGCGGCCATGTATTCTAATGCACACCTTGATACCAATTATGGTAAGGGTGAGGGTATCAAGTGGGTACACATAGATGGTGTACCGGAAGGACAACCACCATGTAATGTAATAGCCTATGATGATGAATCTCAACTTGAAGGTTATGAAATAGATTGGAGTACCATCGTAGACAAGTCAATTACTAAGAAACTGAAACTTGTCTATGAAACATTAGATTGGGATTTAAATAGATTAACGGATAGGCGTATTCCTAAAACATATTGGTGATTAAAATGAAGAGAGTTATATGTAAAAAGCCGTTAGTACACAGGCCGGAGTTTGAAGGTAAGTTTCACTGTAAAAGATGTGCAGAAGAAGCAAGAATTGAGGCTGAATCATTCTTAGATTTTATAGATAAAAGAGTTCCTTTTAGATGGATTCAAGAATCAAGAACGGGGCGTTCAAGTAGATATTGGGATGCTGAAAAGCAAAGGTATGTGAATTACGAGGATGATGAAGAATGAGTAAACATGAAGATGAAGTTTGTAAGAAGATTCAAGCGAGAGCGAAAGTAGGTAAAGCCAAGTATGGTGTGACTATGGAAAGAACCGATTTAGATATAGTGGGTTGGCTTACACATTTACAGGAAGAACTAATGGATGCGGCGGTATATGTTGAAAGACTAATTGAGGACTATAAGAAAGTCACATCAAGTAATGAGATTCTAAATTTATTAAAGGAGTTGAATGAATGAGCGTCACTAAGAAATGCGTTATATGTAATGTGGAATTTGCATGTAAAAGTCTAAACGGTGTTGAAAAATACTGTCCTTCATGCTTCGGGCATAAGACTGATACTAAGGCTATGTTAGATATGAAGAAAAGATTTGAAGCACAGGTAATGGCATTAGAAGATAGGATGGAGAAATTAGAAAAGGTAAATTCTATTATGGAAGATTTAATTGAAACTACTATCAATACTAAATTACTTTCAGTCTTAAATAAATATAAGCATGATAATAAAAATATTGACAACTTAGAAAATAAAATATTATCATTGAATAATAAACTTGTAAAGATAATCAAACAGAATAATTTGGAGTTGAAGATTTGATAATTAGAATCTTGATTGATATAATAAGAGGAATGTTAGAATGAGATTCAACCCCAATGGTGATGATAGTCGCCCTAAGATAGAAGATTACCTAAAAGAAACAGGTAATGAACTTGAGGCTGAATCCTACAAGCGTAGCACATACGCATGGAATCCTAATCTACAGGATGGGAGTATTATAAGAATCACAAAGTCAAGCATAGGAACTTTTGCTTGGTGTCCACAACAATATTACATAGAGAAGTTCAAAGGTATGCGTGGAGAACAAGTAGACCATCACATTAGAGGACTCAATGTTCACGATATGATGGAATGGTTTTGGGCTAATTTCACCGACGAACAAGAAAAATCAGTGTTAAAGTTAATTAATGAAGGTGATACTACAGAAGCAAGAAAACTATTCTTTAGTGTCATACCTGCGCCACCTTCACCTTATGAGTTCGGTGAAGATGAACAAATAGAACAATGGATGAATTGGCAGTTTACAAGATTGATTTCTACAGAAGGTGAACAATGGCGACCTGTAGGTGTAGAGGCTAACATACAAGCAACAAGGTTTGTTGAGGTTGATGGTGAGCAGATACCTATACATATGAACGGATTTATTGATACACTCTTTGCTGACGATGATGGTTTTGCTCTCATGGAATTGAAGACGGGTAAATACAATAAGAATAAACCAAGTTCAATGAGGAAGGAAATGGCGTTTTACAAAATGATGTTAGAGCATAGCCCACATCAAGAATTTTTACCTATAACCCATTGGGGGTGGGAGTTTCCGGGTGGAGGCATAAACGGTGGTGATGGTCCAACAATACATTATGAAGACGCAAAGGGCGGGGGTAAGTATGCTATGAGAAGTGTAGAGAATAGTTTAGTTAAACTTATCAAAGCACACATGGATATGGACTTCCCACCTATGCCCTTTCTTGGTAGATTCAAAGAGGGATTACCAATGGAAGAACAGAACCTAAAGTGCCGATGGTGTAGTTTTGAAGACCATTGTGAGTTTTGGACAATAACAGATGAATATTTAGATAGAATGGAGGAAGAATAAATGCAAGAAGTAGCAACATTAATGGAAAGGGTATTGAATGATTTTGTGGATAGAGATAATTTACTCGTTAGAGTACATGTTTCTAAAAGCATTAGAAGTAGAAAGTGGAATATGAAAGTAATGCGACAAACCACATTAGATGAATACGGTTTTGACTTAGGTACAAAACATATAATTCATCCTAATGAGTTTGTATACAGTATACACCCTGTTTTACTTAAAACAGAAAATATAATTAATACATATAATGAGATAAAAAAACATCTTGATAATAAATTGTTTTCGCTACGGTGATTACTATGCCCTTTGTACCTATTGACTTCCCTCGTGAAGTATTAGAACTACCGAGTTCGGGAGTAGGTGGGTGGAGAAGGCTTGTTAAGAATAGTAAGGAATTAGAATCTTATTGGAAGGGTAAGAGTGGGAGTGGTAATGTATATTTTACCGCTTATGGTTATACTGAAACTAAAGCACCTAAGCACCATAGAGTGGAATATAACACTCCGCTTATCCATCACTTTGTAATGGATTTTGATTGTAAAGATTTCAAGAATGGGGGAGAAGATGTGGAGTTTGAAAAACCTCATACAGAAGTAAAACGACTCCATAGAATGTTAATGAATGATAATACATCTCATTTCATATGGTTTAGTGGTGGTGGTTTCCATGTATGGATTCCACTTAAAGAAACCTTAAGCCCTAAGAGTGGAAATGAATTATCAAGGATAAAACATTCGGGTAGGGTATTGATTAACTCTTGGGAGAAGAAGATAGGTACACTAAGATGTAATGACCCTACAGTAGCATTCGATACAAGCGGTATGATACGCATACCTAACTCGTATAATGCGAGAAGAGAATGTTGGAGTATACCACTTTCAAGTGAGGATATTTTAAATGGTGATTTTGATTACTATATGGATAAAGCACAAGAAAGCCATTCGGGGTATATTGAACTCGGAGAGAATAAATTAGAACTGAAAATAATTAAGAGCCGTATTATGAATATGGCTGATGTAAAACCTATTGAGATACCTACAGTATTTTTAGATGATGTGATTATATTACCCTGCTTATCACAGGCAGCGTTGGGAGGGGGAAACCCTACACATAGAGCGAGATTCCATCTCGCCTCGTACTTAGCAGATAGGTTTCGTATGTTTTTCCCTGCTTGGCAAATATCCAATGAAGATAAAAAGAAACATTCAAAGATTATATCTAAATTTTGTGCAGGGCAAAATTGGGTAGATTATAATAAAGAGGTGACTGAACAACAGGTTGCGAGCATAGTCATGGCGGGTTATCCACACGCTACATGTACTACCCTATATGATGAAGGATTTTGTATAGGTAAGTGTCAATTTTATGACGGAAGTGGAGATTGGGGAAAATAATATGAGTAATATATTTGATAAATATTTTGAAGAAAAGAAACACACAATAAACGCAAGAAAATGTATACATTGTGGTAAGGGGATGCGACCTCCTATAAACGGGAGAGAAAGTAAAACTGATTTATGTCATGCTTGTGTGAATGATAGAGATAATTTACCGGAAAAGTTTTTTTGTAAAGGTATAAACAGTAAAGGTAAAAGATGTAGAGTGATTGTTATAGATGGTTATTGTTCTCATCATAAAATTCAAGGTGAAAGTAATGGCGAAAATTGATTTAATAATAGACAGTAATGAAAGAGGCGTACTTTGTGAAGCCATTAATAGGCGAGCCAAGAGTGCAGGGCTAACAGTAGTTAGACAGGCTTTGGTAGTAGGTGACTACAAATTAGGTGGTGCGCTTGTAGAGGCTAAGAGTGTCACTGATTTTTTCCAATCAATGTTTAGTGGACACCTACAAAAACAATTAGATAATATGGATGCTAATGTAGAAAGATTCTTCCTTGTAGTACATGGTACACTTTCAAAACATGCGACTTTTATGAGAAACCAATTTAACTCTAACATTCCTATATCACAATTACAAGAAACATTCACAGGGTACATGGCGAGAATCATGGCTGATTTTGATTGCCAAGTATTCTTTACAACAAACACAAGTGAGGCCGCACAGTTCATTGTAAAGTTGCACGATAAACTACACAAACCCGCAAGTAGGCATGGGGCGCAAACTATACGCAGGGTTGGAAGTAATGATTTACGCTTAGATATGATAATGACAATACCGGGTATAGGACTTGAAATAGCAGAAAGAATACTTGAGAAGTGCGGTAGCATAGAAGAGATGTGCTTTCCCGAATCACTAAAGAAAATTAAAGGACTTGGCGAAGTGCGAAGAAAATTAATAATTAAAGTATTAACGAGTGAAGAGGAAGTTCGACAGGAAAGAAGGGTTAGAAAATAATATTTAATATATAAACTGTTAAAGAAAGGGAAGATGATAATATGAATTACAAGAATTATGAGGCGTTAAAAAGATTTGATACATTAGAGGCATACTTACACCATTTTTCTCAAACTTCAATGAAGAATGAGATACCGGGTTTACTTTCTTTCTTTTACATACAAGGACAAGCATTACTCCCATATGTAAGAATACCTACGGGGGATTCACACCTTGACCCAAGAGTGCATGTATTTTGGATTCAACCGTCAAGAACAGGTAAATCTGTTGCATGGAACTTCATTGGAGATGTAATGAAGAATGCAGAACTTGATTATGAATTTTATTCTACAGGTACAGATGCAGGTTTGATAGGTTCTAATAAACCCGTATATGATGAAAAAACTAAACAACAAGTCGGTACTGAAAAGGTCAAAGGTTTATTAGAAGGGCGAAAAGGATTGAATGTGGATGAAGGGTCAATCATTCTTAATCCGGGTAAACACTCTCAAGAAACAGTACTTTATCTTCAAACCGCATGCAATTCAGTAGGTAGTGGTGGAAATGTATTAACTAAACCTATGAAGGGAGATATAGTTAAATGTGAATCTTTGGTTTCACTTTGGATTACTACATACCCACCAAAGGGTGTTAAAGAATATGTACTCACTAAAGGTATTTTTCAGCGTGTATTACTTTATTGGTCACATTGGGATATGGATATGAGGCAAGATGTAAGTAATACAAGACTTGGAACTTTTTGGAAGAAACCTATTGAAACTGATTTGACTAAGGATGATATATACGATTATTTTAAAAGTACAGAAAAGAGAGTAAGAGATAGACTACTTAACTTTGCAGAAATATCATTTACAGTATGGACAGAAATGAGTCGTGATGAACAAGAAGAGATAGCACAGGCGCATATGTGGGAAATGTTTAGTGCTGATGATGACTATGAAACTGCTCTCTATCAAGCATCCGATGAGATATTTGATTTGCTAAGAAACATGTCAGCCGGTATGTCCGAGATTGTAGCATCCTTTACTCCGGCGGTAGAAAATTATCTCGGTATTATCTCCCTCCATATGGCGGTATTAGATAACAAATGGAAGATAACTGCTAAACATGTAGATATGGCTTTTGATATACTTCTTGACTTATTCAAGAATCTTATATCTTGGTTGGAAGATTCAGTTGAGATTGGTGGTAATAAAGGTAAAGAAAGTAAAATCCATGAAGATATGCTCAAGGTATACAATGAATGCACAGGCTATGAAATTGACGGTCAAGGTGATGGTTGGAGAAGGCAAGCATCCATGTGGCGAATGTATATGGATAATGTGGGTGTCTCTAAAAGTACAGTAGAAAGGCACTTTAAAGACCATTCAAGTAAACTATTCAATCGGAAAATGAGTGGTGGAAGAGTTTATCTCCGTAGAAAGGGTGCGAAGAAACATGAGTGATATATTAGCATTAGATATTGAAACAAGTAATTATTCTTGGGAGATAGGTGGTTGGGATAAAACCGCTTCATTTGACCCTTCGGTAGTTGCTACTTGGGATGGCGATAATGGTACTATATATTGTAATAAAAGTTTAGATATAGATGCCACAGTAAAGGCATTACACCCCCGTACACTCGGAGAAGACTTAGCAGACCATGTAGAGAAGGGTGGTAAAATCATAGGTCATAACATAAAAGGATTTGATTTACCCGTACTTCGTGATTCTCTTGATTGTTATACTGCGGGTGACTTATTAGGTAAGGCTGAAAGTATTATTGATACTAAGCATCTTGTTCAAAAGGCCGCATCAAGTGTCGGTAAGATAGATACATCATTAGGAATACTTACAAAGACCACTTTAGAGGACAATAAGTTAATGAACAGTGAGGATGCCCCTATAGCATGGAGGGCAGGGCAGTACGACGATGTAGCGAAGTATTGTCTAAGTGATGCACAACTTACATTTGATTTGTATAATTTTGGTAAAAGTGAGGGTTATATCAAATCGAGGAATTTAGAAACAGGAGAAATAAATACAATAGAGGTTGATTGGTGATGACAGAAATAGAGAGTAAGAAAAGTAAAGCACAGATACATAACATAAGGGCGGCTAAAACAGTATCGGAAACGGTAAAATCTACGCTTGGTCCTATGGGTATGGATAAACTAATGTTAGATGGACACGGAAATGTAATAGTCACCAATGACGGTGCTACTATATTGCGTGAACTTGATGTATCGCATCCCGGTGGTAAGATGATTGTTGAGGTCGCTAAGACCCAAGAAAGCCTATGCTATGACGGTACTACAAGTACTGTTATTCTTGCAGGGCAATTGTTGGCTAATAGCGAAGCATTGTTTGAGCGTGGTTTACACCCGAATGTAATATGTCGTGGTTATCATGAGGCTACTCAAATGGCTATAAATTACCTTAACGATGAAATTTCTTTATCTAATAAGAAAAGAAATACATTGGTATCAGTTGCTAAAACGGCTATTACAGGTAAGACATTAGAGAATGCTATTGATACCGTAGCAGAACTATGCGTATCAGCAGTAGAGAAAGCGGGTGATGCAGAAAGCGTAAAAGTAGTATCATTCCCCGGTGGCTCACTTGAAGACTCATACCTTTACAATGGAAGTATTGTAAACAAGGATTATGTATTGGATGGTGAAGATACCTACAGTAATCTACTACTCATTAACACAGGTCTTGAGAATGAAAAGAATGAAGATAATATTCAAGTTCAACTTGATGCAAAGTCATTTCAGTCTTACAAAGCGTCGGGTAAAACAACATTAATTTCACTCGCAAAGAACATTGTTGAAGCATTACCTAAAGGTGGTGTAGTGTTTGTTCGTGACGCAGTAAACGACCATGTATGTGCGTATCTAAAGAAGAATGGTATTATGGTAGTACGCCGTGTACCCGAATCATCTCTTAGAGCATTAGCGAGAATTACAGGTGCGAGTATATATCAAACACCGGATGAAATAGATGAATCTTCCATAGCATCAATTAAGCGTGAAAAGCATAATGATGTATGGTATCTGTTTGTTGAAAGTGATAATGTACATAATGAAGCAACACTAATTCTTCGTGGTGCAACAAGTCATACACTTGAAGAAGTAGAGAGAGGATTCGATGATGCACTCGGTGTAGTATCTTTAGTGTTAAAGAACAAGAACTTCGTTATCGGTGGTGGAATAGCATATGCTCGTATGGCATCTCATTTGAGGCAACACGCCGCACAGATAGGTGGTAGAGCGCAGATGGCTATAGAAGCCTTTGCAGACGCATTAGAAGTCATACCTGCCACTATATCCGAGAATGCCGGACATGACCCATTAGATACCATACTCGCTATGAGACATGAGATACTTAGAGGTAATGTCAATTTTGGACCGAATGTAGAAGATGGCGGAGTAAAGGACTTAGCATCTATGGGTGTCTTTGAGCCTACTGAACTTGTCCGTCAAGCAGTATTGAGTGCAAGTGAAGTCACTAACTCTATTCTAAGGATAGACGACATAGTAGCAAGAAGACCGTTGGAGTAAGCATGGGTCGCTTGATTGATAGGCTTAAAGTGAAGTGTAGGGCTTGTAGCCATAAACACATAGCAAGAAGAATCACTGCTCGTTATCTTGATGGTGAGCGTGAGCGTTTCACTTTACTTCAATGTAAAGAATGCGGTCACTTTTGGCAAGACTCGGCTATGAAATAAAATAACAGTGAAAGTATTATGAGAATAATTTTTACTACTATTTTTTGATTAGCCCTATTCACAGTAAACGAACAAAGGTTGGGTCGGTGGCATGGCTCACCGTACATACAAATCTCGCATACCCACCGTCAGCGTCAGCAGTATCACCTATCGCTGATGTAGTAGAATTGGTTAGAGCGAATGTACCTGTATTAGAACCATGAGTATTCTTTATCTCGATTATATACCCCGCAGGGAATGAACCGCTTGTAGTGATAGTAAATGTACCTCCGGGTGTAAGCACAAGTACATTAGCATCTGTAGATGTAAGGTCTATCGAAGTAGCAGTACTTGTAAGTACTCTATCGAATACTGAACGGCTATATCTCGCCGCATGAGTACCGCTAAAGTATAGTACATCTTTTGTACTATCTCCCGCTACAGTACTACCTATTTGACTACCACGACCCATCCACATACCACCTAGTCTCGATGCGGTAAAATTACCTCCGGCATTACCCGAATGGAAAGCATCTAAGTCAGCATGGGAAGCCACGGCATCTGTAGCACCTACCGCACCATCTACTACAGGAGTGAAGTAAATAGGTGTAGGTCTTACGAATACTCGCTTGTCATTTATCTCCGATATGTTTACCTTTAAGTCTCCACCACCTGCGTCATATACTACTCTTAAAACACATAATACAATACTTTGCTCGTTATCTGTAGAAGAAGGATTGTTCAAAAAAGCACTTGGTGTCACAGGGTAGTTGTTAGTACCAGTAGTAATAGCAGAACCTACTTCCATTTTTACATGATTTACTGATGAATCAGCCGCTAAGTATACTACTACTACGGCTTCTTGACCCGATGTTAAAGCGGTGTTGCTTCCTTCTGTATCTGCCGCAGTAATAGTATATGTTGTACTATTACCGAAACCACCTGCAAAGGTGTATACTAATCCATCTAATATCGCAGTACCACCTGCAACAGTAAAAGTATTAGCACCTGTTCTTTCACATATACCCGGTAAATTCTCCGGTTGCAATCTTGTACCCGCACCTTTAGCGGTATCTTCTTCTAAGATGATACCATTACCATGTACCCCTTCAAGGAGATTTGTAAGAGTGGCAGATGTGATATGGTCACCATCGGTTAAACCATCTACAGGTTGTGCCGTTCCACTAAGTGTCATGTTATGATTTGTATGCCCCGATATTGGATTTCCTGTCATTATACCACCTCTATGCTAATTTCTACTTTAACTTCATTCTGTGTAGTTTTTACTATGGGTCTAGTATTATATCTACCTATTAAATAAAACTGTCCTACTGCATTAGTACCTAATAATACTACTTCTTTTATCGTATCTGTAAAACTTTCATTGATAGGTAGCGATGCTTCTATCAGTAGTGTTGTTTCATCTATTTGGGTTACTATAGGAGTTAAAGTAATTGCAGGTCTACCAGCACTACCGTCATCATTTGTAGCAGGTGTACCATCAAAACCGAGTACCATAGAAGTAATACTTGTTTTAATAGTATTTAACAAAGTATTTTTTAAAGCATTTGAGATAGCCATGTGTATTCCTCTTAAACTTCTTGTGATTTATTCATACCTATAGGTAAACCACTCTTCCCTATTAGTCCTCTAGTGTTATTTCCTTTAACACCTCCTATAAGAAAAGCCGTAGTATCAACCCCTCTTTGTGTGACTCTTACTATTGTTCTAACTTGTAATCTACCGAACATAGATATATTTTCTTTAATATTCTGTATAAAAGTAGAAGGATTTGTTTGATTATCTTCCATAGTCATACTTTCATTAATCCCTTGTAGTACTCCTTCAAGACCTGTATCAACAGTTAATAATACTATATCGGATTTCTTTTCTATAGGATAATGAGTAATTTCTGTAATGACATGTTGAGTACCCCCGTAATCTACTGTCATACCGGGTCTTAATTCTGTCACATTGATTTGTCCTTCACTAACTATAGTACCGCTTTCTAAATTATTAGAACGGAGTATTTGTCTACCAACTCTTCTTGCTGCATTAGAATTATTTACAGTAGCATCTAATATAGTTTCACCTTCTATAACTTCACCATTAGTACCGCTTTGTCTTTCAGTGTCATTTAAAGTCACTATTACAGAATCATTAAGTGCGATAGGTATACCTTTGATAGTTATTCTGTTTGGGATATTTTCTATTTTATCAGTTGAGTTTAAACCTGTTTTTAAATTAGGGTCTATCACTTTATTAGATTCACTAAATGATATTGGTACATATAACATATTACCGAATCTATCTAGCATAACCATACGAGTATCATGTCTACCTAAAAATCTTAATGCCGTCATGATATTTACATTGTTAAAATCTTTAGCAACAAAACGCATAGAATGTTTTCTATCTGTTTTATTTTTAATGTTATTTTTAGATATATTTACACTTGTCAAACTGCTATTAGTAATACTCTCTCCTATTCTAATAGCCGTATCAGTAGTTCTAAGTCCTACATCTATCATTTGCCCTAATCTAATTTCTTTATCTGTGAATCCAATGTCTGTTAAAGATTTATTTTTCATGTTTGGTAAATTAATTATATTACCATCTATAGTTGAAGGGATTAATCTTTGTGATGGATTGTTAGCATTGTACAATAATTTAGGTTTATTAGAGTTAGAAATAATTTCATCGTTAAAGAATGGTACTAAAGTACTTGTATGTCCATCTGTACTTTTGTGATTTATTTGTAAATATGATTCTCCTTCAATTATTGAATATGTAGTGTCCGGCATAATTTGAAATGAAAAATTCCCTTCATACTCTATTTTGAAAGGTATGACTTGATTATCATTATTTTTACTCACTTGTCCAATATATACTCCGTTATCTACGAATGACGGTTTGCGTACACGATTCAAAATAGTAGAGAATGTTTCGGCTCTACCATCATTAGTATTTTTAATTAAACGCCCCATCTAATCACTCTCCTGTATGGTCGCCTTTATTATAAGATACATCGTTTTTATGACCCTTCGGGTGTAATGATTGGCTAAATCTTGGTTGTACTGTAAAGTCTTTTCTTGTAATTTTATTTTCCCCTTCAACTTCACTTCTTCTTCTGTTAGCATCTGCTCTATAGTGTTGTAAAGTATTTTCACTAATTAGTATTCTGTTTACTTTATTGTTTAATGATGGAAGTTTATATGTTGAATCTGTATATTTTATTTCTGTAGGATTAAATATAGTTAATGTATCATTAGTACTAGAATATATTTGTTGGTGTACACCATCAACAGTTGCATTATAAGTTATAGGTGCATAAGGTGGGTTAGTATCGGGGTTAGTTGCTCTAATATAATATCCTTCGGATGCTCTCGCATTAGGCATATTGTATGCAAATACACCATACTTACCACCAATACTTTGAGAAAAATAATTACCATTAATAGAACTGTATTGAGGTGATGAGGAACTTAAAGTCATTCTTTCACCGATTTTAACTTGATGTTTATTAAGTACTCTAATTGGTCTAACTAAGAATGATATAGATTCATCTATTTTATTCGCATCTGTATTAAAAGAACCTGTGAAATAGGGATTAGATGATTTTACTTGAATTGGCACAGTTATGTTATATTTATTAGCAAGATAACCTTCTACCATAGTTATTTCTTTATCACTAAGATGCCTACCATATTGTATTATTTCAGCAATCTTACCTAACAATGGTGAAGAAGATGCACCTATCGTACCTATGCATTGTTGATTAGCAGTAGATTTGTAATAATTAGGAGTTAGTGTTGCTACTTGTGTACCATCAATTCTTAATGTCTGTGCGGTCACAGTTCCACCTGCACCATTACCACCATCAATAAACATAGTTATTAAATTAGGTTGATTTAAAGTTGCACTTCCTACTGCTGATATTGCTTGACCATAACTTCCATCTTGCCCTGCCCAAAACTCCCATTGATGACCCGCAGAACTACCGTCGCCTGTCATATCAGCAAATATGTTATATCCCGACCTTGCTACAGGAGTAGAACCTCTACTTTCAAAACCTACTTGGAAATCATCATTGTCATTAGTCACAGACATGACTATAAATTGAGTAAATTCATTAGTGTTTAAATTAGCATCAAAATTAAGAGTTAGTTGGTCGCCACCATCAAAACTTAAACATGGTTTACTATTGAATGTTGCATCGGAGGCTACAAATGTTGGTTTCTTTGAGGCAGTAGATTGTGTAAAATTTCTACCGTCGCCGCTTTGGTCGTGCCAAGTATCTACACTATCCCCATCTTCTAAGTCTAAATCATCGGCTCTTAACCATAAAACCAAACCACTTGTTGGTAATGAACCCCAATCACCTAATGATACGGGTGCAGAATAATTTTTCAATTCTAATATATTAGTGCCACCAAGATTCTTAAACATAGAAGCGTTATTGAAATACAAATTAAAAGAACCACCTCTATAACTAAGATGTATATCATTAATTTGAGTTCCAATGTAAGTATTCCGTAATATACCTCTTTGTCCAACTTGATAATTAGTATGTAGACTATGTGCCTCAGTAGTTATAATCATAGCATT